GACGGAATGAACTCCGCAGACTTTGACTTGTATATCGCAGGTGATTCCGTATATGACGCACCGACGAGGGACATGGACATGATTACCATCCCCGGACGTAACGGTCAGTTATCAATCGACCAAGGGCGCTTCGAGAACATCACGGTCACATACCCTTGTTTTATTTGGGCAGACACGCAAGAAGAATTCAGAACGAAAGCCCGCGCGATCCGTAATTGGCTCTGCGCTAAAACAAGTTATTTCAAACTGTCGGACGAATACAACCCCGAATCCTATCGTTTAGGGATATATAAGTCGGGGTTAGAAGTCGAGCCGATATTCTATAACAGAGCAGGACGGTTTGAACTTTCATTCGATTGCAAACCGCAACGATTCCTATTATCGGGTGACGAGCCTATCACATTGGGCGAATGGGGAGAAACCGAAACATATTCGGGATCAATCGTTTCGTTTGACGGAACAGAGACCACGGCTATCAAATCATTAAAAGTCAATATCACACCAAAGCAGAGCGGAAGCGGAGACCCTTCACCGAGTAATGTAAGACCGATAAGCGGATGGGATGCGGTAGTGGTCAATCATACGGGAAAGAATCTGTTCAATCATACCCTAACCACAAGAACGGTTAACGGAACGACATTCACGGTAAACGCAGATAAGTCCATCACTATAAGCGGAACACCTACGGACCGAGTACGAATCACTATATCAAGCGGTATCGTAGCGGATGGAAAAAATGCTGAATATTTTTCGACGGGCGGTATGCCGAGCGGTACGAGAATCTATTGCAGAAAAGTAGTAAACGGTGCAACTTCATATCCGACTATATCACCCGATATACAATTTAGAGTCGGAGAGGTATTTGATAACCTTGCAATCGAGGTTAATACATCATTCAACGGAACGGCATTCACCATCTATCCAATGGTGGAAGTCGGCACATCGGCAACCGCCTACGAGCCATATGAAGCCGAAACCATCACCACCAATCTCCCTCAAACCGTATATGGTGGAGTATTGGATGTAGTGAGTGGGAAGTTGACGGCATTCCCTTATTATTCCTCATATAATGGCGAGACATTAAGCGGTGAGTGGATATGCGACAGAGCGGTTTATTCGCAAGGCGCAACACCGCCAACGGGTAGCCAAGTCGTAGATATGAGCGGAACGGGAACGGAACTCACTCTCACACCAACCGAAGTCAATACCTTACTCGGCACTAACAACATATGGTCAGACGCAGGAACGGTGGAAGTCGAAATCGGTGAGAATCCTAACACATTAGTCAATCCTACACCGTTTGAATCTTGTCCCGTATTTGAAGTCGAGGGGAGCGGGACTCTTACGGTCAACAATTCCTCAATGACGATAGCCAACAACGGGACGACCATCATTGATTCGGAGATGATGGAAGCCTATGAGGAAGAGAATGGAGCGATAGTCTCCCGTAACGATATGGTATCGGGCGAGTTCCCGACATTAAAAGAAGGAAATAACAACATCGGAGCGGTGGGTCTGACATCCGTCAAAGTCAAACCGAGGTGGTGGGAAGTATGATTCCGATTTTATACGACAACAACGAAACACAGTTCACTTCCAACGGACTCGGAAGGCTCAAGGACACTATTTCTTGTATCGTAACCGAGGAGCGGAACGGCATATATGAAGTCGAATTTGATTACCCTATATCGGGGGAAAAATACGAACTGATAAAAGAGGGCAGAATAGTCGCGGTCACACACGATGAGACGGGCGACATTCAGCCCTTTATCATTTATAAGCGCACCGCGAAGATTGACGGGATAGTCACATTTAATGCGTACCATCTGTCATATAAGTTATCCAACATAATCGCAATGCCTTTCACCGCTACGGGGATAACGGACGCGATTGCTCAAATCGTGCCTAATTCCTTACCGACGAATCCCTTCGCGTTTTGGACGGACAAAGTGGTGAGCGCGAACTTCACGAACGAACTTCCGAGGTCTGTTCGGTCTCTTCTCGGTGGAGAACGTGGGTCATTATTGGACGTATACGGCAAGGGTGAATATGAGTTCGACAAGTGGACGGTGCGACTCTATCTCAACAGAGGTCAAGACTCTGGGGTTACGATTCGATACGGAAAGAATCTCTCCGACGTAACTCAAGAGATAGATGCGTCATCCTATTATAACGCGGTCGCTCCGTATTGGACGAGTGAGGACGAGACGGTCACACTTGACCATTTAGTCATATTGGACAATGTGACGGAAGTGAAAGCCGTACCTTTGGATTTGACCAACTCGTTCGAGAACGCTCCGACTCCTGCGGAGTTGGAAGATACCGCAAGGACGCGACTTCAGAACTCCTCGGGCATAAACGTCACAGAGAACATCAAAGCCGACTTCGTTCAGTTATGGCAGACGGAAGAGTATAAAAACTACGCACCACTTCAGCGAGTACACTTATGCGATACCGTCTCGGTCATTTATGAAGCACTCGGGATCAGCACGAAGAAAAAAGTCATCCGCACCGAGTGGAACGTCTTACTTGACAGATATGACGAGATAGAGTTGGGCGACGCACAAACCACTTTGGCAGATGTGATAACTCAAATCACTACGGAGATTACAAGCGACCTTCCCACAACATCGATGATGGCTAATGCGATAGCGAATGCCACCAACAAGATAACGGGGAATAAGGGCGGTTATGTCGTGCTTCATTCCGACGCGAACGGGACACCATATGAGTTTTTGGTAATGGATTCGCCCGACATCAACACCGCGGTCAATGTATGGCGATGGAACTTGGGAGGGTTAGGCTTCTCAAGTACGGGGTACAATGGCGACTTTTCGTCGTTGGCTTTGACTATGGACGGACAAATCAATGCCGACTTTATAACCGTCGGAACATTATCAGCCAACCGAATCCGTGGCGGTGTCCTTCAGTTAGGTGGCGAAGAGAACGGGAACGGAGTCATGGAACTTCGTACCGCAGACGGAACACTCGTCGGACGGATGGACAATCTCGGCTTGAGAATGTACGGGGCGAACGGCTACGTCTCCATGAACTACGAAGAAGGCTTCGCAGGGTTTGACCTTAACGGAAATAAACTGTACTGGGTAGCATCAGATCAGTTCCATATGAAACAAGCCGTAGTTGAGGAAGAAATAACTCTTTGCGACAAGATAAGATTTATTGATATTTCAAACACAGACAATACCGGGGTGGGTATCGTCGCGGTAGGAGAATAACATGGCATTAAGCGGAAGTGTGTCGACCTCTTCATATGAGGGCAGATATTTAACATTGAGTTGGTCAGCGACTCAATCCACGTCAACAAATCAATCCACAATATCGTGGACTTTGTCAGCGAATGGCGGTAGTTCATCATATTATTATACGGGGCCTGTCACGGTGGTTATCAACGACACCACGGTATATTCATTGAGTTCTTCCGACAGATACGCGATGTATAAGGGGACGGTGGCGAGCAATTCGATAGTCATCAACCACAACGCAGACGGAACGAAATCCTTTACGGTGAGCGTCCGTGCCGCCATCTTCTCTACATCTGTCAACTGCACAGGCTCGCAGACATTTACCCTCGACCCCATCCAAAGGGGCGCGTCAATATCGCAGACTTTAGCAGGTGCGACGGAAACCACCATATCAATGAATTGGGTCTCCGATTCAACGATCAGTTATGTCGAGTATTCAACAGACGGTGGGAGCCATTGGGTAGGGGTAGGAAATCCCAATAACTCGAGCGGAAGTTATACGGTCACGGGTCTGTCGCCCGGAGCGACATATAACATGATGACGAGAGTCACCCGTAAGTCGTCGGGAGTCAAAAGCACATCATACGGACGGAACACCACGACTTACTCATACCCGACTCCGTTATGGGCGCAGACACCTAACTTCACTATCGGAGAAGCGTTCTCGGTCGGCTTGTATAACCCATTAGGCAGAGACGTCCATTTTGTGATAACCGCGAACGGGACGGAAGTTTATTCGGTAGACACCACATCGGCAAAGGTAGACGTGCCGAACACTATCGCGGATGCGCTATATCAAACTATCCCGAACGATGTCAGCGCATTGTATTATGCGTCAGCGACTTATAACAACGTAACGAGGCAGACAAGAGCGACCTATTACGTCGGAAATGACTCAGCACCCACGATCGGGAGCGCAACTTATATAGACGCGAATGCTTCCGTCGTGAACATCACGGGAGACAATAAGAAGATAATCCCCGGCAAGTCAAGACTCACATTCACGGCTTCAAATTTATCAGCGCAGAACTATTCGAGTTTGGCAAGCGCAAAGGTCACCATCAACGGAACGGACTATCCAATGACCTTGTCGGGATCATCTGCGTCCGTATCGAATATAACCATAACATCCACAGACTCGACCGCCACGGTATATGTGACAGACTCAAGAGGTCTCACATCATCCAAGGCGGTCTCGTTGGATATAGTCGAGTATGTCGCGCCTACGATGTCCGCAACGGCTCAAAGAGTCTCGGGATTCTATTCATCAACGGAAATAACACCGACTACGAACTACACCTATATAGGGTCTAATACGGTAACCATCCAACTCCAGGCGCGAAAGACTTCGGAATCGTCGTACTCGGTCACTCAAGCCATCAACCCAAGCGGAACGACAACGGTGTCACTTGATAATCAATATCCGTGGTACATTCTCTTAACGATAACTGATTCATTCGGTGGGTCATCGACATTCGAGATAACCATAGGCAAGGGCATTCCGCTCTTTTACTTTGACATCGTAAAAAGTTCGGTGTCAATGGATATGTTCCCGACTCATTCAAACGCGTTCGAGGTCAATGGTGACATATACGTCAAGAACGAGAAGATAGCAGACTTCATAACGGAAGAAACAACGGACGGTATATGGGCGATACGAAAATGGTCAAGCGGTCTCTGTGAAGTTATAGGAACTTATTCCGATACATCATCAACGGCTTACACAAGTGCAGGGGTCGGTTATTACCGATTATTGACGGTAAACCTCCCGAACGTACTGACGGCAATAGACAATCCGCAAGTGTCAGCGAGAACGGGAAACGTAGGCGGTGTAACCCTCCGAGACGTATCCGCGACGGCATTAGGCATTCTTATATTCAGTACTACAACAACGGGCAGACCAATAGATTTATATTTCAATATAAAAGGCAGGTGGAAATAAATGAATCCAAGAATCATAAACCAAGGCGACCCAAGATGGGCAAGTCTTCCCTACAGAACTCTACCTTATACCGTACAGAAGGAAGGGTGTGGTCTGTGCGCGGTCACTCATTGCGCAATGGAAACAGACAAGTATTGGAACTATACTCCAAAAGACACCATCGGCTTCATGAGACCCTACGCAACCAATGGGAACGGAACAGAGTGGGCAGGTATCGACGCAGGTCTGAAGAAATACGTCGGGAATTATAAACGCCACTACAATATGAGTTCGTTTTGGGATGAGGTCTCAAAGGGCAACAGGGTAGGGGTCATCCTATTCGGCTCAAATACCGCACCAGACGGGACGGTTTGGACAAGAGGCGGTCATTATGTGATGTTCGCCAAGTACAAGTATGAGAACGGTCAGCATTGGCTATTCACAAAGGATTCTTCGTATAGACATCTTGACGGTTGGCATTCATATGAGAGATCAATGAGGGGGTGCATACCCGATGTATTGTGGACTTGTGTGCTTCCCGACATAGGCAAGTTAACCCCGGACGGAGACTTCGGTCGCAAGTCCACCGCTAAATTGCAGAAGATACTCAAAGTAAGTCAAGACGGATATATCTACGGACAGAAGTCAAAGTATAAGAAATATATCCCTAATTGGACGGTGGCAAGGTTTGACGATGGATACAACGGTAGCGGAACAGTTCAAGCATGGCAGACCTTCCTTAAAAACAGAAAGTTCTTCACGGGGTCAATAGATGGTATCTGCGGATACTATACCGTATTGGCTACGCAGAGATTCCTTGACTCTGTCGGCATTTATAAGGGCAGATTCGACGGAACTCTTGGCAAGTACACCGCAACTTGTTGGCAGAAATGGATGAACGAGGTCGACAGATGAACTATGAAACGATATTGACTCTTATAGGAATAGTCCTCGGGTCTAATTGGCTCGGGAACTTCCTAATGGAGTTATATAAATCCAAAACCAAAAAGAAAACACCGTCCGAGATCATACTGAAAGCCTTGTGCAGAAACCATCTTTTAAGCAGAGCGGACTACTACCATGAGATAGGATATATCCCGTCTGATGAATACGACGACATTCAAGAGGAGTACGAAGCCTACGAAAAGTTAAACGGTAACGGACGGGTAGCAAGAGAATACGGAGAGGGCGGGGCATTGAAGTCCCTGCCGATAAAGTGAGGTGTGAAATGTTAAGTAATAAAGCATATGATATTTTGAAGTGGGTCTGCATCATCGTACTTCCTGCGATTGCGACCCTTTACATGGGACTTGCAAAGATTTGGGACTTACCATTTGAGACAGAGATCCCACAGACCATCACAGTAGTTGACGCATTCCTTGGCGCACTCCTTGGAGTCTCAACGATAAATTATAACAAAGACGAAACCCTTTAAGGTTTCACCATATCACTTCTCCTTTTTATGGCATAGGGTGGGCATAGTCCCACCCGTTTTTTATTTGTCTTTTCATTCAAGGAAATCGGTGGTATAATGTCCGCAAGTAAGGAGGTAGCAAAATGGCATTATTCAAAGAGAAAGAATCGAAAGAAGAAAAGGCAGAACGCAAAGAGTTGGAACTTATGGAGAAGTACGGACTCGATGAACTGACAGACCCAAGAGACAGAGAATCGGTCAAGAAGATAGTCTCGGAGTTAGTTGGTACGGGACTCATGGAGACGGGCATGAAATTGGCGATGGCAAATGCCGGGGATCAGTTAAAGGTCTCATATCTTCGAGCAACGATGGAACAGAACTTCATCATCATCAGACAACTCGAAAAACTCAACAAACTACTCGACAAGTAAGGCAGAAAAGAAGGGAGGCTCGAAAGAGCCTCTTTTTTAATGTTAAATCAAAGGTATAACATATCGACCGTCAAAATAAAATCGCTTAAAACGGAAAATAGAGCCTCGGTTTTTTCGTGAAAATCCTTGTTTTTAGGGGTTTCGTGTGTATCGAGTCCCATACTGAAATATTTTGTATATTTACAAAAGTTTTTCTTGACTCTGATGTAGGGCGGTGGTATATTTAAATTGCAAGTATTCCTAAAATCATAATCATTTTGAAAGTTTAGGGACGCTTGCGAAGGTAAGCGGTTAACAACAACAGGGCAGATTATATCACACGACACCGCTTACAATAGTAAGCGGTATTTTTATTTTAAGGAGTAAAGAAAATGAGAATCTGCAAACAAGTCAAATTCATCAAGGGTGGGTCTTTAGACGATTTACAGACGAAACTGAATGAGGCTCTTATGGAGGGAGCAGAACTCAAGGCAATTGACATCCAAACCTTAACAGGAGCGGTCATCGTCACCGAGTACGTGGGCGAGATCAAGAAGACAGAACTCGACCTCTTGGAAGATGAGTTCGGATGCCACAACTGTGAGGAATGCCCGTTCTTTGAGGAGTCCACGGACAAGAGAAAGACATGGCACACCTGCACCAAAGAAGGCAAGAAGGTCAAGAAGACTTCGCATTGTTGTTCCGCTTACTACGAACTTATAAGAGAGGAGGAGGAGAGTGAAATATCCGAAGATCAAAGAGATGATGGACTTCTACGATTTGAAAGTGGAAGACGTAGCGGTTTTGCTGAAGGTCTCAAATCAAGTGGTTTACGACAGACTAAACGGTCGGTCAAAGTTCCGTCCGTTGGAACGCGAATCCCTGTCAACGTATTTGAAGACCCCGGCAGAAGAATTATTCAAGGAGGAGGAGAACGATGTTGAATGAGATCATGTTAGGACTTTGGAAGATGGGATGGTTTATAGTCCCTCTGTTCGGAACGTTAATCGCAGGAGGTTTATATGAACACTTCAAGAAACTCGATTGAAGAGATGGGATGGGAAGGGGTGCGTAACCTCATGGACTTATTAGAGGACAACCTCTTGAAGTTCGCGGATCAGACGAACGTATCACCTGCGGAGATGTATGAGACTATCGAAGGCAGACTCAAGCAGACTATGGATAAGGTATGGACATTAAAAGGGAGGAAAGCAGATGTATATATGCGAGAGATGTCAAGAGACGTTCGACTTCCCTAATGTGGAGACGGACTTCACGTCCGAATACTTTGGGGCAATCGTGAGTCACAAGATAGGAGTCTGCCCATACTGTGGGAGCGACGAGATAGAAGAGATGGATAAGTGCGACATCTGTGGCGAATGGATAGCACCGGGGGAAGAACTCTGTGAGAACTGTCACGACTTGATCCGTGACATAGCAGACGAGGTCAAACGCAAGGCAAGATACACCACCGACAGATTCAACCTCGATTATAACGAGTTTATATCGCACTTGATGGATAGGTTAGAAGAATGAAGGAGAATAAATATGACACATATTAAATGCAGATATGTCCGAGAATGTGGATTTGGAGGGGAATGCGACTTTATAGAGTTTGAGAAGAACGTCAAATTCTACGAACTCGATGGATACAATAACTTGAATTTAAAAGGAGAATGTATATCGGGCGATGAAATCGTGTACTTGGAAATAGATGGGAGAATAATAAAAGGAGAAAGCACACTGATAAACTCATCGGATATAGAAGATTACATATACCGCGAGTTGTTCTGCGAGTGCGTATACTACGAAGGCCGTCTATGGTACGTAGATGATTACGATGATGAAAGCATATATCTAATAGAGATGGTTTTAACAAAAGGCGATTTTCTACCGGGATTGCATGAGATTGCGGTGGATATAAAAGATTATAAGAGCCTAAAAACAGTACAGATAAGATGGAGGGCAGAATGAACTACGAAGAACTAAAAAAAATAAATGCCTCACTCACGACGATGGACATAAAAGGCAAGAAGTATATTCCCGTCAATGAAAGAGTAAAGGCATTTAGAATGTTAGTTCCCGATGGAACTATCGTGACCGAAATGGTCAAAAGTGACACTTACATTATAGTCAAGGCTCAAATCCTTGTCAATGGCGAGGTGAAGGCGACAGGATACGCAGAGGAGAAGAGAGGGTCATCAAACATCAACACCGCTTCGCCTCTTGAGAACTGTGAGACCTCTGCGGTGGGACGTGCATTGGGATTCTTTGGCATAGGAATCGACACCGCAATCGCATCAGCAGACGAGATCAACAACGTGGCGAGGAAAAAGGAAGTAATGAAGTTAGCCTCCAGGAGCGAAAAAGAAGGTTTGATGGAATCCTGCAAGGCGAAGGGAATCGACATCGATATGCTATTGACCTTTGTTGGATTCGACAGAGACAAGCAACCCGAAGGCATGACCATCGAACAGTATGTGAAGGCTATGGACTATATCACGAAGGAGGGCAGATGATGACCACAGGAGAATACATCGACACATTACTCGAGGAGATAGAGGCACTTAAGAAGGAACGCGACCTCTATGAGAGCGAAGCAGAGAGACTCCTCAAAATCGTATTTGATGCGATAGAGTCTCCCTCATATATCAACCCGTGGGGAGTCTTCAAGTATTTAAAGGCGGTATTCCCGAACAGATATAAAAAGAAGATGGAACAGTATGAAGCATAAGGAAACCAAAGCCACCGCGATACCGATGGCGGTCAAGTTGAAAGTGAAGGCAAGGGACAAGGGACGGTGTATCATCTGCGGTGATCCGGGAATCCCAAACGCACATTATATCAGACGTTCGCAGGGCGGTCTCGGAATAGAGGAGAACATCGTCACCTTATGTCCTAAATGTCACCACGACTTCGACAATGGTTTCCACAGGAGGGAAATAGGGGACTATATCGCTGAATATCTCGATAAGTTTTATCCCGACTTTCCCGATGAAAAACGCAAATATAACAAGTATGAATGGCTTACGGAGAATTTACCGACAGACGAATAAAACTCGCTGAAATCGACGATTTTGCGCCTTAAATGATAAATAATTGGGACGAACACAACTTAAAAATGGACTTCTCGTCCTATACCACCGGGAACGACCATCCGAGCGACATTGATATGTTCTATCTATGCAGGGATGATACCCTAATCATTGGCGAGATCAAGAACGAGCGAGGTCACTTCGGAGAAGGTCAACGTCACATGATGACGAGGCTGATAGAAGACCACAAGGGCGACGCGATAGGCTTATTCATCACGCACGACAAATATATCCAACGGGGCGACACCGTAGTGGATGTCATGCGATGCCCTGTTAGGGAGATATACGTCAAGAACGAACATCGGTGGAGACTACCGAAGCACCAAACGACCGTGAAAGAGATATTAGATTTTTATAAAGGGAGAAAGAAATGAATCCAAACAACTACTTTCAGTTTATAGAGGCAAGACTTACAAGAGACCCCGAGGTCATATATACACCATCGCAGAAAGCCATATGCAATTTAACTATTGCCGTGGATCATTGGGTCAAGGATGGGGATGAGTGGGTCAACAAACCCGACTTCCCAAGAGTGACAGTATTCGGTGAAGAAGCCGAGAAGTTAGAGAAGCAATCCGCTAAAGGCTTAAGGGTGAACGTGTTTGGCAGGATTGCAACAAAGTCATGGCAGGACGCAAATGGTAAGACAGTTTATGCGACCGACCTTATAGCCGAAAGGGTGAAACCAATCGACAAGAAGGACAAGGGAATAAAAGTGGACTACAAAGAGTCAAGCGATCCCGTCCCGGAGTTCAAAGACATAGACGCAGACATTCCATTCTAAAGGAGGCATCATGGCAAAGTACAGATGTTTATCGGATGAGATCCTCTTCAACGATAACTTCTTATCGCTCCCTGCATCGGCTCGAGACCTATACACATATATCAACCACAAGACAGATGACTTCGGTTTTTGTTGCGAAGTGCAGACGATAATGAGAACACTACGAAGCAAACCGAAAGACCTTCAAATGTTAGTTGATAAGCACTACCTCATCAAGTTGGAAGATTGGCTCTATTTAGAAAAGCACTTCTATATCAACAACCGCAACTTGAGAAAGGACAGAATCAAGCCGAGCAATTATGCGGAGTATTTGGAGAGGGTCACCTTAAAAGACAACGGTGCTTATAGTTTGGTTACCAAATGTCAACCAAATGACACCAAACCGCAACCAAATGACGTCAAAATGGCGCCTAATACAATACAATACAATACAATACAATCTAATTCAATAGAACATAAGGTAATAGAAACGGCTGACGAACTCCGTCAAGCCTTGAGAGGATGAATCAATGAAAGTTGTTGCACCATGTAAGGGATGCCTCGACAGGGTAGCAGAGCCGAACTGTCATGAGACTTGTGAGGAATATCTCCTCTTCAAATGGCTAAAGGAAGAACAGAAGGCAAAGGAATACAAAGAAAAGGAACTCGATGCCTTTCATAACAAACTCGGATATAGAAGACATCTGATGGGAGGCATCAACCTTCGTAAAAAGGCAGAGGCTGATAAGTGGAATCATAGTAGGAGGAAAGAATGAGATTCTTTGATTTCTTCTCCGGGATTGGAGGATTCCGTCTCGGTATGGAGATGGCAGGTCACGAATGCGTCGGGCATTGCGAGATAGATAAATTCGCAAATATGAGTTATATGGCTATGCACAAGCCAAAAGATACGGAGGTTTATTTTGGAGATATACGAACAGTTGACCCTTGGGATATGCCCGAGTGTGAAATCTATTGCGGAGGTTTTCCGTGTCAATCTTTCAGCATTGCAGGAAAGCGACTCGGTTTTGAAGACACAAGAGGCACTCTCTTCTTTGAGATCATGCGGATTGCTAAAGAGAGACACCCTCGCTATTTATTCCTTGAGAACGTCAAAGGACTCCTCAACCACGATGGGGGGGGTACGTTCGAGACAATCATCCGAACAATGGATGAGTTGGGGTACGGTGTGGAATGGCAAGTGCTTAACAGCCGATACTTCGGAGTCCCACAGAATAGAGAGAGGGTCTTCATTATCGGACATCTTGGAGGAATCGGTGGACGAGAAATATTTCCTCTCACAAAAGACGATAGACCGTCTAATGAGTTACAAGGACACCACGATTTACCCAACCTTGTAGCAGGGACACTTGATACAAGGATAGAGGCTCTCACTAACGGCTCCTATCCGATGAGTGGGGGGGTATCGTAAAAGTGAACGGTCGCCACAAGGTGTGATATTACACGCAGGAAAGCCACCGAAAAAAACGCAAGTTTCTTGCACCCTTGACACAAAGGCAGGGTCACTCCCGTCATTCAGCGCAACATATGTAATGATAGACAGAGGCAAGGATGAAAATAAAACAAGCGACTAAACAAGGTTACATCGAAGCGCATAGGGGGGGGTGCTTCGACATATCATTCCCGGATTCAAATACAAGGAGGGGAAGAGTGATAGACAATGGCAACGTAACACCAACACTTGACACGGGATGCGAGATCGGTGTCGTGGAGTTGGACGGAGAAATAAAAAGAATAAGAAAACTGACACCGAGGGAGTGCTTTCGACTCCAAGGATTCCCGGACGAATATTTTGAGAGAGCGCAAAGTGTATGCGCAGACTCACAACTTTATAAGCAAGCAGGGAACTCGGTCACGGTCAATGTTATTTATGAAATAGCAAGGAGGTTTAAATGAACAAAGACATAACATTCGAGGGAATAAAGAACGCACTCGAAAAAGCCACCACAAAGGTGGATAGTTTAAAACACGCAACACCACAGGCAAAGAAGGAATTTAACGAACTCCTCGAGGAACTTAAGAGAGACATCATCAAAGGGGAATCCATAGAGATCCCCGAGTTCTTAAGGAGAGAAACGCGATGAAGATGGCTGAAAACTGTGCCTTATACAGATGCGAAAAGCATGAAGAGGACGGGATCAAGTGGAAGGACGAATACTGTGACGGATTGGACGACCCACTCTGCAAGTGCAAGGCAATCTGCCCGTTCTATAAGTCAAAGAATCATTGGAGAGCCGTCACGGTTAGAAAGCAGACTCAATATGTGAGGATAGAATGAAGAGATATTTGGAACGATACAAGATAGCACTCCAAAGGGTGCGTCAATATGAGGAGAGGGTCAAGATGATCTCGTCATTTTTAAAGGGACTCGATATGGACGGACAACCAAGAGGAACGGATATCGGGAAACCTACCGAGGAGATAGCAATCAACCTCACCTTGTTGAAAGAACAACTGACATACGCAAAAGCAGAAGCCGAGGAGATACGACAGGAGATAGCCTCCGAGATCGACAAGATGGATAATGTCAAATACAAGGAGTTGCTATATTCAAGGTATGTTCTTCTTCTTCCGTGGTCGCAGGTAGCGAAGAGACTTGATGACCTGCGTCCGGGGAAAGAGTACGAACTGAAATCCGTCATCGGCTATATGCACAGGAGAGCCTTGAAAGAATTTGAGGAGGTACATGATGAGCGTTAGTAAATGGCGATACACCGAAGCGTGTGGAGGCAGACCGTGTCCGGGGGATTGCGATTTATGCGATGAGAACAACGGAGATGAAGAGGATTGGATAACCATCACACCACCAACGGTAGACTATAAATGGGAAGAGTTTGACGATGATTTATAAGGAGAACATGAAGAAAATAATAAGAGTATTCCCGTATAAGACATCATACACACCCGATGACCCATACGCGTTTATTGGCTATCCGACTTTTTTGATTCCCGAACACGATGAAGTACACATTTCCTGCACATTCACATGGGATAAGGCTAAATGTGAAGAACTTGCGTATCAATGGGAAGGCTTCACAGATAAACCCGTCAAATTGGGCGGTGTAGCATACGGAAGTCCTTGCGATGATTTTATTCAAGGAATGTATATCAAGAAAAACATCATATTCACTTCGCGAGGGTGCAATAATAATTGCGGTTTCTGTATCGTGCCGAAGAACGAGGGCAAACTGAAAGAACTTCCCATATATGAGGGGAACATCATACAAGACAACAACTTTCTGCAATGTTCCCGAAGCCATAAAGACAAAGTGTTTGAAATGCTGAAACACCAAAGGCAGATAGAATTTAGGGGGGGTTAGAAGCAGACTTGATTGATGACCATTTCATTGACAATATCAAGGAGTTAAAAATCAATCGGTTATGGCTTGCTTGTGATTCAGACACAACGATCCCGAAATTCAAGAAAGCAATGGCGAAACTCCGGGGAGCATTCAGCAGGGACAAAATATATTGTTATTGTCTATCATACGGGCAGAATATGGAAAAGGACGAAGCGAGGGCGCGAATGATATATGAAGAGGGCGCGATCCCGTTCGTGCAATTATATCAAAAGTACGCAGATACAAAGACGACTTATTCAAAGGAGTGGCGAGACTTTCAAAGGAAATGGAGTCGACCTGCAATTATAAAGACGGTTATGAAAGGAGGAGAAAATGAGAGATTGTGAATCCTGCATTCACGCAAAACCATTCGGAGGAGAAAACGATAACAGATGTGGCGCGTGGGAATGCGAGTATATCAACCGCAAGGAAGCCATAGAAGTTTGGAAAGCATATCAGAAAGGAATCATCGTCATAAAAGAACTATCATCTTCGGCAGAAGTGAAAGGAGAATGATATGGGAGTAGAAATAAAACCATGTCCTTATTGCGGTGATGCTTGGGTATATGCTTCTATTGGTGACTATGGAAGCGGATATGAATACAACGGATACCGAATAGAGTGCAAATGTGGTTTTGCTTGGAAAACTATCAAGTGGTGTAATAGCAAGGACGAAGCGATAAAAGAATGGAATGCGGAGGTGTCCAATGATAGCAATACCTAATATGGAAATACCAAGAACTTGTTATGAGTGCGATTCAGATTTTGCGAGTTCGTTCGGGTGTGAAGAGTGGTGGGGGTGGGTATTCCCCGAAGGTAAAGAAAAGCGTTCGCCCGATTGCCCACTGATCGACATCGTAACTTGTGGGGAGTGTAAGCATTCAAAAGAGTGGTACAGAGACAAACGCATATGTAACTTATGGAGCGATACGGGAGTAAGCGTATTTGAAGATGGCTTCTGCTCATACGGAGAAAGGAGAAGCGATGAGCATAATACTTAAAGGGATTGATTTACCAACTAATGGAGAAACCCTTGTTGTTGGGATATATAGCAATGGACTTGTAAGTGTGGAACATTCAAAGTTTTTAGTTTTACCGATTGAAATCAATGCTGACGCCATTCAAATCCCAAAGGATCACGGAAGGCTTATAGATGACAGACTAATACCATATATCGATTTAAACGATGGTAACAACGAAATAAAAGTATTTGCAACTTTTAGAGAAAATATAAAAAGAGTGCCAACGATATTAGAAGCGGAGGAATAAGATGATTCAATTCATAGCAGGAGCGATATTCGGAGCAACATTCGGATTTATGATATTGGCAATAGTTTCCGCCGGGAGGGACAAATGATAGGCAAAATAATTTTGTTCGTCATTGGCTCGATATTAGGAATCGCGATTCTGTTCGGCTTGATGATATTCGCTCACATAATGTGGGTGCATTATAGAATCATCACACACAGGATAGACGACTATTATCAAGAGCAAGAGTTCCGAAGAGAAAGAGAACAAATAAACGACTTCAAGAAAAAACTTTGATTTTGGGATATAACTTTACCTTTAAGGTATGGTATATAGTAATTGCTGAAGAAATCAAAGGGCAATCGTTTTCATCAGCAGGGTTTCATTTTTCAAAGCCTTTCCGATCAATTTCATAATTTGTTTAACCCCTTACAGAAAAGCATCCATCACGGGTGCTTTTTTCATATTCAAAAGAAAGGAAAATATCATGGGAGTAAGAGTAGTATTTCCCGACATGGGCAAAGATCCATCAGTACAGTTAATAGAGAAAACAATAACAGAGAACGGAACATATGACGCGATCACAGACGGAGCAAACGGATATTCAAAAGTAAACGTCAACGTAGAAGGTGGCGGTGGGTCAAGTGATTTTAGTACGGCTGAAGTCACGATAAGAACAGAAGATAGTGTTTTGGAGACCGTACTTGTATATTTGGCAAATATCACCGAAGCACCTGTTCCAGGAATACCGTCGTTCTCAAGAGGAAATGGAGAACCGGGAGAGCCTATGCGAGCCATATTATATAAAGGCGTCGCAAAAGCAACAATCGGAATAGACGGCGGTAGTATCAGCGATTATTCATTTACCACAAGCGGGAATGTTCAAGATATGGGTGGCGGTATATTTGATATCACAGGCGACTGCACCATAACCATCTCATAGCACTTAAATGAGAGAGTTCGCAACCAAGTTCTACAAGTCACAGGCATGGAAGAACACAAGGGAATCCTACGCAAAGTATAGGAGACATCTTTGCGAAGATTGTCTTGCGAAAGGATTATATACTCCGGGAGAGATAGTGCATCATGTAATCAACTTAACTCCCGAGAATATAAACGATCCGAACGTGACACTTAACTTCGATAACTTGAGGCTTGTGTGCCGAAGATGTCACGCGGAAGAACACAAACACAGAGAGCGGAGATATGTGATTGATGAATTAGGCAACGTCATCACGAAACTCGCTGAAAACGGAAAATAAAGCCTCACAGATATGTCCCCCTTGGTCAAGGGTGGTACGCATAGCCACGGGACCGAGCGGGGCAGATACAAAAGACTCTCCCAAAAGGGCGCGTGTTTTTGGAAAGAGTTGCACCTTTTTATTGATAGATAGGAGGAGAATATGGCAAAAAGCGTGAAGTTGCAGGAAGTAGCCATAGAGTTATTAAAACCTTACGAACGGAATGCGAAGATTCATCCGCAGAAGCAAATCGACAAGATTGTAGACAGCATTCGGGAGTTTGGATTTATCACTCCCTGCGTTATAGACTCTGCGTACAACGTAATAGCAGGGCACGGCAGGATCATGGCGAGCGAGCAAATGGGACTCAAGACAGTTCCCTGCGTATTTATCGAAGGATTGACCGAAGAACAGAGACGGGCATACATCCTTGCTGATAACAGGCTCGGGGAACTCGGAGAGTGGGATATGGATCTCGTCTTTGATGAACTCGGAGACCTCGCTGACATGGACTTCGATATTGAGGTAACGGGGTTTGAAATGCCCGAAGAACTCCCCGAAATAGAGGAGGGAGAATATGAGTTTACACCCCCGGAAGAGCCAAGAGCAAAACTCGGAGACCTTTGGTTACTTGGAGAGCATCGTCTTATTTGCGGAGACTCAACCGATGTGAACGTCATCGACCGATTGATGGGGGGGCAGAAAGCAGACGTTGTTTTCACAGACCCGCCTTGGAATGTTAACTATGGTGCTGATGATAACGACTCTCATTATAAACCGAGAACAATCCTAAACGACTCTATGTCGACAGAGGATTTCAAAGACTTTATGTCATCTGCCTTCGCATCCATGAATATTGCAAGCAAAGATGGAGCAATGACGTATGTGGTTATGTCCGCGCAGGAATGGGGAAACTTAATGCTTGCGCTTTTTGAGAACGGTTACCATTGGTCTTCAACCATAATATGGGCGAAGGACAAATTCGTAATGTCGCGCAAGGACTACCATACGCAGTACGAACCTATATGGTACGGATGGAAAGAAGGCTCAAGGCTTCACCCGTTAGAGGATAGGACGCAGAGCGACCTTTGGGAGATCCCGAGACCTATACGTTCGGACGAACACCCGACAATGAAACCAATCGAATTAGTAGCAAGAGCATTAGTCAACAGTTCGGATAAGGGGGACAACGTTCTCGACTTATTTGGTGGAAGTGGTACGACCCTCATAGCAAGCGAGGAGACAAACCGCAAATGTTTTATGTGTGAATTAGATCCTCACTACGTAGACGTAATTATAAACCGTTGGGAGAACGCAACCGGGGAGAAGGCGGTGCTTTATGATGAATAAACCGAGAGAAAAGCACCTCCAGGAGATGGCAAATATACGCGAGGCACTTAAGAAGACGAAATCTCCCTATGCGAAGAGAGACCTTACGAAAGCATTAGCACGTAAAAGAAGAGAACTTAAGGAGTATGACGAATGGATAAAAAAATGACCATACAGGAACAAGTTGACCGCATACTCGAGCAAGCCGAGAAGAAAGGAGTCTCCTCAAACTTTTTCTTTAAGACGACTTTCAAGAGATACCAGGTGCAGATGAAAATCCTCGCAGACCTTGAGAAATCAATTGAAGAGTACGGGGCAACCGTAACGAAAGAGTATGTAAAGGGCAGACAGAATCTCGTCGCTAATCCTGCAATCACGGAATATAACAAAACAGCAACCGCTTCAAACGGTACGGTATCGACCCTCTTAAATATAATGAAAACACTAACTGATGACGGATCAAGCGGTGGGAAACTGCAAGACCTCATAAATTCAATAAATGAATAACTACATTTACGAATACTATCAACAAATCAAAGATGGGTCGGTCGTAGTTGGTGTTTGGATTAAGAAACTGTACGAGATGATTATAAAAGGACTTGAAAGTAAGTCCTTTTTTTATAGCAATAAGAAGGCACAAGCCTCCATCCTATTCATTGAAAATTTCTGTCACCATCACGAAGGCGCACTTGCTCCCGGAAAAATAAAACTCGAGTTATGGCAGAAGGCAACACTGTCTTTAATATTCGGCATCGTAGATGAGGAGGGCGTGAGGGTCTTTCGTGAAATATTCCTCATTGTAGCACGAAAAAACGGGAAGAGTTTATTTGCAAGTGCCATCGCTGAATATTGTGCCTTTTTGGATGGTGAGTACGGTGGGCGAATTTATTTCTGCGCTCCTAAATTAGAGCAAGCATACCTCTGCTTTGAAGCCTTCCATCAAATGATTCTTCACGAGCCCGAACTTAACGCGATGGCTAAAAAACGAAGGACGGACATATATATCGAAGAGACAAACACCTCTGCGAAAGCACTCGCTTTTAGTGCATCCAAATCCGACGGGCTAAATATTTCTCTTTGTGTAGCGGACGAGATCGCTTCATGGAAAGGCGATGCAGGTCTCAAATTTTATGAAGTTATAAAGTCATCCTTCGGAGCGAGAAAGCAACCTCTTCTCCTCTCCATATCTACTGCAGGATACATCAATGACGGGATCTACGACGAATTGATGAAGAGGTCGACCCGAGTCCTAAAAGGGGACTCTAAAGAGAAAAGACTCCTGCCTATTCTCTATATGATAGACGACCCCGAGAAGTGGAACGACATCAACGAACTTCGGAAAGCAAACCCTAACCTTGGGGTATCGGTTTCCGTCGACTATATGCTCGAGGAGATTGCAATCGCTGAAGGGTCGCTCTCCAAAAAGAGCGAGTTCCTCTGCAAGTATGCCAACCTCAAGCAGAACAGTTCCCTCGCTTGGTTAGATGTCCAAGACGTTGAGAAATGTTGCGGAGATCATATCAGCCTTGAAGATTTAAGGGACTCATATGCGATATGCGGAATAGACCTCTCACAGACAACAGACTTGACCGCTTGCGTGGTCATCGTGGAAAAAAACGGGATATTCAATATCGTAGGTCAAGCCTTTATGCCTTCCGAAAAGGTGGAGGAGTTGACCGCAAGAGACGGTGCCCCCTATATGCAATATGTACGACAAGGAATTCTGACTCTTTCCGGGGAGAACTTCGTCGACTACAAAGACGTGTTCAATTGGATGGTGTCCCTTGTGAGGGACTATCAAATCTACCCCTTGATGACAGGATACGATCGTTGGTCGAGCCAGTACTTGGTGAACGACCTCCGCAACGCATCGTACAAGTTGGACGATATATATCAAGGTGACAACCTTTGGTCGACCATCCAAGAGGTAGGAGCAAGGATAAAAGACGGGAAAATAAGAATAGGGGACAACGCACTCTTAAAGATGCACTTCCTCAATTCAGCAATAAAGATGAATAACGAGCGCGGACGCGGTCGTCTTATAAAGATAAATCCAACGGCACACATCGACTTGATGGCATCTGTATTGGATGCCTTCTGCGTACGTGCCAAGTATTACGACGAGATAGGAGAACAATTGAAGAATGGGTCTGTTTAATGACATATTTCGTCCTAATAAGGCGAAGGAATCACAGAAAGCCTTGAAAGAGGCAAAAGGATTCTTCACGACTCTCACCGCGTACCGTCCTGCGTTCACCACGTGGAACGGTGCTATATATGAGAGTTTGATAATTCGCTCCTCGATAGATGCGAGAGCGAGACATATTTCAAAACTAAAAGTCGAGACGTACGGATCAGCAAATCCGTCCCTACAGAGCAAGATGAGACTCGGCCCGAATCAATGGATGACGTGGTCTCAATTTTTATATAGGGTCTCGACCATCACCGACGTGTATTCGAATTGCATCATCACCCCGGTGTTCGATGACTATATGACCATTACGGGATATTATCCCATCTTACCTACAAGGACGGAAATCATCGACTACAAGGGTGAGCCTTGGTTAAGGTACAAGTTCTCAAGCGGTGAAGTCGGTGCGGTGGAGTTCAAGAAGTGCGCCATCATCACACGTCATCAGTTAAAAAATGACTTCTTCGGTGAGCCGAACAACGCACTTGATGAGACGATGAAACTCCTCCACATCCAAAGAGAGGGAGTTGAAGAGGCGGTCAAGAACACTTCAACCTTCCGTTTCATGGCGAAACTCAACAACTTCGCAAAACCCGAAGACCTCAAGAAAGAGGCACAGAGATTCACAAGAGAAAACCTCTCCACAGAATCCGAGGCAGGTGGCTTCTTGCTGTTCCCTTCTACGTATTCCGATATAAGGCAGATAGATGTTAAACCCTACACAGTAGACGCGGATCAGTTAAAACTCATCTACTCAAATGTATATAACTATTTCGGAGTGAACGAGGATGTCCTTCAAAATAAGGCAATCGGTGACTCCTGGTCTGCGTTCTATGAAGGTGCAATCGAGCCGTTCTCGATTCAGTTCTCCGAGGCGATGACAAAAGCCATGTTCAGCGAACGAGAGAGGGCGCAAGGCTCGGGACTAATCGCAACCGCAAACCGTCTTCAGTTTATGTCTAACGCAGACAAACTGACCATATCGTCCACGATGTTAGACCGTGGGGTAATGTCAATCAACGAGATAAGAGATATTTGGAATCTCGCTCCTGTGGAAGACGGAGACAGAAGAATCATAAGAGGCGAATACTACGACGCAAACGAAAAAGTAGGAGGAAGCAATGAAGAGTGATAGAGAATATCGCGCTTTTGAAGTAAAGGCGAACGATGAAGAAATGAGGGTCACAGGCTACGCAACAACATTCGACGAGCCTTACACCTTATATGACGACGGAGAGTACGAAGTGAGAGAGGTCATCGACCCCTCTGCATTCGACAATTGCGATATGTCGGATGTAATTCTCCAATATAACCACGAAGGAAGAGTCTTCGCAAGGCTCTCCAATGGGACATTAAGTTTAGACATCGACAAGCCGAATGGCTTGAAGATAGATGCAGACCTCGGAGGAACTGAGTTAGGTCGCGAGGTCTACGAAGAAATCAAAGGCGGTTACACCAACAGGATGTCAATGGGATTCAAGGTCGACCGTTCCGCGGACGTGTGGACACAGGAGAAAATTGACGGAAAGGTGGTGGAGGAGAGAAGAATCAACTCCATCATCAAACTGTATGACGTGTCAGCCGTCTCCATCCCTGCCAACCCCGGCACTTCCATAGAGGCGAGATCAATCGACGCACTTGTCAACGGAGTGATTGACGAGTTAAGAGCGGAGCGACTCAAAGCCGAAGAGTTAAACCTTGAAAGAAGAAGAGCCGAGATAAGAGCAAGACTAATGGAGGACTAAATGGAAATCAAAGAAATGAACTTCGACGAGTTGCAGACACGCAAGAGCGAACTTGCAGAAGAACTCAAGACCGCAGATATGGAACGTCTTGAAGGAATCAACGCAGAACTCGACGCAATCGAAGAAAGAAAGAAAGAACTCAAGGCAGAAGCCGAAGAAAGAGCGAAGGTCGTTGAGGAAGTAATCAACGCACCTGCTCCCACACCTATAGTTGAAGAAAGGACAAACAAGATGGATTTAATGGAAATCAGAAAATCAAGCAGATACATCAACGCATATGCTGACTACATCAAGGGTGGATGCAAGGATGACACAGAAGTAAGAAAGATTCTCTCCGAGAACGGAACACCGGGAGAGAATGACACAGAAGTTCCTGCACCCGAATATCTCGAGGAAAGAATCCGCACCGCATGGGAGAATGATGGCATCCTCTCAAGAGTAATGAGAACTTATATCCGTGGCAACGTCAAGATCGGTTATGAGGTATCCTCAACAGACGCAGTGATCCACACCGAAGGCGGTGAAGCCGTAACAGAAGAGAATCTCGTTCTCGGCATGGTGGAACTCGTTCCCGTTATGGTCAAGAAGTGGATTTCAGTAAGTGATGAAGCATTAAGCCTCACCGGGCGCGCCTTTTTGGACTACATCTATGACGAGATTCAGTACAGACTCTTCAAGAAACTCGCATCCGAAATCATCAGCAAGATCTCCGCTTCTTCCCTTACCGCCACAATTCCTGCATCTGCACCCCTTGAGGCGGTAGTGAATGCTTTCGTTGGTCTGTCTGATGAGGCTACTGACATCGTAGTTATCATGAGGAAGTCAACCTTTGCAACAATCAAGAACGCATCAACACAGGCAAACTATAGTGTAGACCCCTTCAACGGATTTGATGTTGTATTCAGCGAAGCCGTTGCAGAGAATACCCTTATCGTTGGAGACCTCAAGGGTGTTACAGTTAACTTCCCCGAAGGAGACGAGCCTACATTCGTATTTGACGACAGAACTCTCATGACAGAGGATCTCGTCAGAATCCTCGGCAGACTCTACGTCGCTTACGATGTAACCGCACCGGGAAGATTCGCAAAGGTAACCCTCACAAGCGGTACAACAACAACCACAAACTAATCCAAAAAGGACAAAATCATGAAACTTCTAATAGCGATCCCGACACTCGATTATATCCATGTTGAATTCATGAAATGCCTCTTGAAACTCACCGAGCAATTGAACGATGAGGGCATCCCATACGAGGTCAAGGTGGTATCGGGTACACTTGTATATTTAGCGCGTGAGGAAATAGTATCTTACGCACTCGGATATGAGTTCACCCATGTGTTGTGGCTTGATTCGGATATGGTATTCGATGGCGATGTCTTCGATAATCTGTACGAATTGGGGAAGGACTTCACCACCGCCATATTCCATGCAAGACGACCGGGGCATCAATCGTGCATTTTTAGAACGGTAACACCACCCGACAGATACAAATGGAATGAATACCCCGGCACACCCTTCCTTATAAAAGGATGCGGAATGGCGACCACCTTGACATCTTGCAAAGTCTTGAAGGCGGTGCGTGATCATTTTGGGAACTGTTTCACACCTGCATATTCATTGGGTGAGGACTTGGCATTCTGCAAGAGAGCCGATGAACTCGGATTCGACATATGGTGTGAGCCATTCGTGAGAGTGGGTCATATAGGACACTTGACGATATACCCCGAGGATGAGGGTCGTTATTTAGAAAGAATTAAGAGGTGAAATAATGCTCGAACTTGTAAAGATGGCTTTACGGATCACGACAGATGCCTTCGATGATGAATTGCAACAGTTAATCGACTCGGCACTCATTGACATCGGTTTCGGTGGTGCTATGAGTGAAGTGCTTACAGAGAACGGAGACTCTATCGTCAAGCAGGCGGTAATAACCTATTGCAAGATGAACTTCGGGCTTCCCGAGGACTATGACCGACTCAAGAGGTCATACGATGAACAGAAGGCTCAACTTGGAACGGCTACGGGGTACACGAATTGGGGTGTCTTAAATGTATGACAATATCGCATATCTCATAAAAGACGGAGTGAAGTCATATGATGAGTACTTAAATGAACACGTTGAGACCACAAGGCGAATGGTGTATGTTCAGCCTCGTTCGGTCTATAATAGCGAGTTTTATAATGCGTCCATCCTCGGACTCCATCCGTCCATCACTCTCACCCTTGCCAACAGGGAAGACTATGAGGACGAAAAGATGGTGGAGTTTGAGGGGAAGGTGTATTCCGTCATCCGAGCCGATTGGAGAGCGCAGAGAGACTCCATCGACCTTATTTTAGAGGAGAAGACTCATGTCGATCGAGAGAGAATTGTGTAGCATTCTTGAAGAATATGCCGAAGAGGTAGACGAACTCACCGATGACACGATGAAGAAGGCATCAAGGGACGCGGTGAAGGAACTGAAGACCACATCTGCGAAGATGTCGGGTGCATATGCGAGAGATTGGGCGGTCAAGACAGAAAAGGGATTCGGCAAATCAAAGATATACATCGTCCATAACCGCAAGCACTACAGACTCACCCATCTATTGGAGAACGGTCACATCGTCCGAAATCAGTTCGGCACGTTTGGGCGTGTTAGCGGAGACGGTCACATCAAGGATGCGGAGCAGAACGCAATCAACGAAGTCATCTCAACATTGGAGGCTAAACTATGATCCAAGACACACTACAATCAATCGGTCTGCCTTGTGCTTATTCGCACTTTAGGAAACCCGTTCAACCGCCATTCCTCACATATTTGGGAAACGGTCAAACGACGTTTGGTGCGGATAACACTTGGCACTACACCAACAACGAATATCAAATCGAGTATTACTTCACTGAAAAAAACGAAGCAAATGAAAAAGCCATCGAAGAGGCACTCCTCCGAGATGGCTTTAACTATGACAAAAGCGAAGATGCCTACATCGAAAGCGAGGGTCTCTTCGTTATTTATTACTACGTATAGGAGGAACGCATGAAAGTTCAGTTTGGTATATCAAACCTGCACGTCGGCACATACACCGACACAAACGGAACTGTTACTCTTGGCACACCTTATCATCAGAAAGGGGCAATAAACTTCAGCCCCGAAACACAGAGCGAAAACAATGACTTCTATGCTGATAATATCGTCTATTGGAGTGGATACTCCGGGGGTACTATCGAAGGGGATCTCGAAGTCGCTATGTTTGATGATGAGTTCAAGACACAGTTCCTCGGCTACAAGGAATTAACGAACGGTGGTCTTGCCTCTGTAAAGAATCCCACAAAACCCAATGTATATGTGGCATTCCAAGTCGAGACCGATGAAGGTGACGCAGGCCCGATCAGAGTAATTCTGTATAATTGCTCACTCGGTAATATCTCAAGAGAGTATTCCACCATCACGGAGAACAAGGAGCCACAGACCGCAACTATTCCCGTCACCTGCGTAGGCGACAATAACACAGGTGTAACCATGGCTACATTCAAAATCGGTGACGCAGGATATTCAACTCTGTTCACTACACCGTCAGCACCTACAATAACAACCTAAATGGAAGGGGAGGGGAAACCCTCCCTTATTTGTCTATAAAAGGAGGAGCAACATGATTAAGACGATAAAGATCAGCAAGGACAAAGACCTTACTATCTCGAATAATCTCGCATGGGCGATGATTTATAAATCACAGTTCGGACATGACATAGTCCCCGACATAATGCCGATAGTTTCAGCCGTCACCAAACTTTTGGGAGAGTTGGGGAAGACGGCAGGAAAGGACATAGCAGAAGTCCTCAAAGACTTGGACGGAGACACCATACAAAGTGCATTGATTGAACTCTGTGCTTTACAGTTCACAGACTTCATCAATCTTACATGGGCAATGGCGAAAGCGAACGACGACGACATCGAGACACCCGAGAAGTGGGTGAGAGAGTTCGACCAATTCCCCGTAGATATAATAGCACCTGCGGTGTTCGACTTGCTTTTGAAGGGGCTTGTTTCATCAAAAAACTTGAAGAGCCTTCGGATAAATCCGGGGGCGAGATCTCAATCGAAATGATTATTTTGGCAGGAGTCGAGAGAGGACTCTCATATGAGTCCATTCAAAAGATGACCATCGGTCAAGCGGTCGATTTCTGCATTGAGTACAACAACAGAAATAAACAGGAAGAAAAGAAAAAGACAGACAGACGAAAAGCCACAAGAGAGGACTATCGTCTGTTTTTTGGAGTTTAAGGCATGGCAGGAAATGTAAAAGGTATAACCATTGAGTTCCGTGGCGACACGACTCAATTATCTAAAGCCATAAACCAAATAAGGAGCGAGGCAAAGAGTTTCGACAAGGAACTCGGCTATATCAACAACTCTTTGAAGTTCAACCCGAAGAATATCGACCTTATGAGGCAAAAAATAGCCGTTTTAAAGGACGCAACGAAGTCGGGAGAGCAGAACATCAAAGAGATGAAAAAGGCTCTTGAAACGATGAAATCTAACGGTGTAGACGAAACGAGCGAAGACTACAGAGAACTACAACGCGAGATCATCAAGGCAGAGTCAAAGCAGAGGGATTATAACAAGGAACTGAGGGAACTTGAAGCCTCAACCTCTGTTCTCGGTCAAGCCTCCGCAAAGATGTCCGCATTCGGAGAAGCCTCCGTCAAGGCGGGGGAGTCCCTTCGCGGTCTCTCAATGGTGGCAGGTGCCGTTGACTTGGCTCTTGCAGGTCTCACCGTCAAGGCAGGAGCAACCGCAGACGATTTGAACACGATGGCGAAGGTGACGGGTATCTCAACGGATGAACTTCAAAAATATAAACTCTCCGCAGACCTCCTTGACGTATCTGTCGAGACCATTGCGAAGTCACAGACCAAGATGAAGAAGTCCATGCTCTCGGCTCAACAGGGGTCGAAGAACGTGGCAGAGGCATTCAACACTTTAGGGGTCTCTATAGTCGACTCCAACGGACATTTAAGAGACCAAGGCGAGGTTTTTGAGGAATCCATCAAGGCTCTCGGATCAATGGAGAACGAGACCGAAAGAGACGCACTCGCCATGCAGATATTCGGCAAGTCCGCGAGTGAGTTGAATCCTCTCATCGAGGACAATGGCGAGACCTTCAAAAAGGTCGCAGATGTCTTCGCACAGAATGACCTTGAGATAGTAGACCAAGAGACCATTGACAAGGCTAATCAGTTCAACGACGCACTCGATACCATCAAGATGACGGGAATGGCGACTCTTTCCACCGTGGGAATGCAACTCGCAGGGTATCTTGCCCCGGCAATGGAGAAAATCGCAGACGTGCTTGGTCGTGTCATGGGATGGCTGTCACAGTTAGACCCTGCGGTCTTGACCATCATCGGAGTTATCGCAGGGGTCCTTGCGGTGCTTTCACCTCTTCTCATCGGTGTGGGTAAAATCGCGATGGCTATCAGTTCAATCATGACATTGATTTCAACCCTCGGCCCTGCAATCGCAGGATTATCCGCAGGTGCTTTGCTTCCGATAATCGGAATCATAGCAGGTGTTATCGCCATAGGAGTTCTCTTATATAAGAATTGGGACACTATCAAAGAGAAGGCACTCGAACTCAAGGATTGGGTCGTTGAAAAGTGGACGGCACTCAAAGATGGAGTGGTGAACGCGGTCAACAACCTAAAGGAGAAAGTTCTCTTCTATTGGAACGCGCTCAAGTTAGGCTTGACCATCATCATTGAGGCTATAAGGACAACGGTGTCCAATGTCTTCAATGGAATCAAGAACACCGTCACCTCGATATTCAACTCCATCAAGTCCACCGCGACATCTGTATGGAACGGTATCAAGACCGCCATCATAACACCAATAGAAAAGGCGAGGGACACCATCAAATCCATCATCGACAGAATAAAAGGATTCTTCTCGGGAATGACCTTGAGCCTTCCGCATATAAAACTACCTCACTTCTCTATCAGCGGAAAGTTGAGTCTCGCACCGCCATCTGTTCCTCATCTGAATATCGATTGGTATAAGAATGGCGGAATTTTCACGTCTCCCACTATCTTCCCTAATTCGGGAGTGGGAGTAGGTGAGGCAGGTGCTGAAGCCGTTCTCCCTCTTAAAAAGTTATGGGAAGAGATGGACAAGAGATTTACTTCGCCTAATGACGTAGTCATCAATGTATATGCGTCCCCGGGAATGGATGTGAACAGACTCGCGGAAGAAGTGCAGAACAGAATCGTCGCCTTACAGAGACAGAAAGCGAGGGCATTTTAAATGGAAGAAAGAAAAACCTTCACATATGACGGAATGAACTCCGCAGACTTTGACTTGTATATCGCAGGTGATTCCGTATATGACGCACCGACGAGGGACATGGACATGATTACCATCCCCGGACGTAACGGTCA